AATTGATCATATCGATGGTAATCGAGGCAATAATGCAATAACAAATTTGCAAGAATTGTGTCCAAGCAAAAATATACGCAAGGGAAAAAGTGGTAAATATCATAATTTACCAGAATATATTACATTTTACAAAAAAATTAATAAGTTTGGGGTAAGAATTACAATCGATAAAACATTAAAATATATTGGCATATTTTCTTCTATTGAAGAAGCAATTATTGCACGAGATACCACTCTTAATAAACAAAGGAAAATCTAAATGAAAGCAAAAGCACTAACTACCTCCGCCGCCAATGTATTACTCCAATTTCGAGATAAGATCAAAGCCGAGCAGCAAGCTTTGGAACAAAAGCTGGAACAAAAGAACATTCTGCACAAAGCCGAAACCCATGAGATGAAGCTGGAGATCAAGCGTTTGGGGAAAGAGGCAGATCATTTACAAGCTCTGGTGTCCGAGGAAACCTTAGCCGAACTGGTGGCCAAAAAGAACCTGGAAGAGCAATATAGGTTCAAGACACAATCTGATTTAGAATTAGCATTGAGAGAGGTATTATGAACACCTTTTCACTGGAGCAGTTGGAGTATATGTTGGATAATGTAATTCATGATGGCGAGTTTATGGGAGATGTTTATCGCAATTATGTGATCATAGCTCTCAAAAATATGATCGCAGAACATTATTTGGTTATGTATTTAGGTTATGATCCAGATACCAATGTAATTGCAGAGCCTAATTCTCAACTTGTCAAAATGTTCGGCGGATAAAAGTTCATTATACTATGATCAAAAAAGAAGGTTCTTCCTACAACGTCTATACCGCCAATGGTTCCCGCAAGTTAGGTTCTCATAAAACCAAGTCTTCTGCTCTTCGACAATTGAGAGCTATCGAATGGTCCAAACACAAGAATGATAAGAAACGTAAATCTCATCCCTCCAAAAGGAAAACCCTCAATGTATAAATCATTTGATTTTATTTGCATGAATGAATGGTGCTCTCACTCTTTTGAGGATTTAATTCAATCGGATGAACCCAACCCAGCGTGTCCCAAGTGTAAGTCATCCTCGGATAAACTATTAATCAACAATCCCACCAACGAACATTCGGTCAAGATGTCCGAGTTGATGATCAAAGGCAGAGATTCCTACAATCGAATGAAGTCTAAATCTGCCAATGAGCGCGGCAGATGAAGAAATCTGATAAATTGATCAAGCAACTGGCTAAATTGGCATCCAAGCAAGCTCGCAACCGAACGCTGATTCGTTTAGATCAAAAGATTCAGCAAGCACTCAAACAGGAACAAAAATGAATCCCATTCGACCCATCAAAGACCGAACTCGCTCTTCCGATCCAGAGAAGAATCGCAAGAAACGCGTTAAAAAGACCAGGCGCGTTCCATATCCCACTCCCAAGAAATGATGTATTACATAAATCCAGATCAATGGCAATTGCCCGAGCAAGATACCAATCCCATTACTTATCGTTTGTCCAATGAACATGACAAACCTTTCATTTATGCCTCCTGGCTATCCTCGGAGAAAAATAACACTCCTGCTTATCTGACTCCTAAGCTGACTTACCAGCAAGAGCAAACTAAAAAGATTGATTATTTACTAACCAAGTCTCAAACCTTCATGGCCCTACTAGATCCTCTACGAGACGAGCCAGATGTTTTGATTGCGTATCTAACTTATCAATATCTTAATGATCATTTGATTGTGCATTATGCTTTTACTAAATCTTCTTATCGACAATTGCATTTTCAGTCCAAAATGCTGGAACTTATCAATCCTCTCAATCAACCCATAATTTTGACCTGCCAGCCAGACAAAAAGATTTTGACCAATCTCCAAAAGAAACACCAAATCTTTTATGATCACTTCTATTTCCAAAGGAACTTTTATGTCTAAAACAAATCACGCCCAAGTCAATCAAGGGTCCCAAGGACTAAATCTAAATACCAAACAAATCAAATCAGTTCAATTCTTGAAAGCTTTCTATTTGGGAACCCAATCATTTGACAAGTTAGATATCGTAAGGAATGATTGTCAGATCACTGAAACCAATAACCAAATCATAATAATCAAGATGGGCGTGACTTACAAAGTTCCATTGGCTATTTGTTTCATTGAGTATGCATAAGGCGGATGTCAAGGCCCCGCCCACGATTTTTCCGCTGGCAAGAGTCGTGCCCGCAGTGCGGAGGAGCGCAGCGACGATGCCAACGCTATATCCTCGTGCCAGCCTCGTAGTTTGCTCGCCTAATTTGTTGGTTTAAGATATAAAAGACAAAACAATACATATTTAGACATTTTCATACCAATTTCGACAATTTTATACAATTCTGAACAAAACAATACAATTTTATACAATTATCTACTTTTTACGACAATTTTACACTTTTCAGAGGATAAACATTGAAAAAAGCCTTAAAAGACCGCAAGTTTCCTGATATTGACGCACAATTACATTGCGTCGCAGTTAAAATTAGCGACCAATTACGAGTACTCTATCGCAAAGTGCCCATGGAAACCTCCGATATCAAAGCAATATCCGATCTCACTAATCTTTTACTCCTAATCCGCAAGCAATCGCCCCAGTTAGCTGCACCTAAACAACGCAAATCATCCTCGTCAGCACCTATCAACACTCCCGATGATCTAATCAATGAGTGAGCAGTCACCAATCGCAGCCAACATCGCTGCATCCTCGTCCTTCCTCGGAACGTGCGAGCCCATTGACGCCCCCACTGCGCCCAGCTCCTCAGCAACACCCATCGACTCACCCTCGCAGCTTCCACGTGCGTCCTCGGAGCGATCCCCACTATCGGGGGATAAGGCAGTGGTCCAATCCTCGCAATTAGCAAAAGCCATACCAACGCCCATTCCGCCCCAAAACATCTCATTGGTTCGCGCTCTCAAACAACAAGCAGCTAACTTCCCACAACAATTACAAGTAATCAAAGACAAATCCAAGCGCATTGCCATCTTCGTACCTCGCCGAGGAGCCAAAACCAGTTCAGTAGTTCTGCTGTATCTGATGTATGCTCTGATGTATTCTAATATTCGATTGGTGTTTATTGGGCTAACTGGCGAGTCTGCCGAGAATGCTTTCTTGCCACACGCCGAGCAATTCCTGGCTGCCTGCCATATTTATGAGAATCAACACTATCATTACAATAGGACTGAGAGGTTGTTTACCTTCCTCGCTACTAACTCGGTGATCTCGCTCAAAGGTTTTGACATGTCCTACAAGGAAATGGACAAGATATTAGGAGGCAAATGTTTCAGCGTAGCTATCGATGAGTGTCAGTCGCACACCCAGGACCTAGAAACTGCTATCAAACGTAAGGTGGGCCCAGCTCTGTCTGACTATCTACCAATCGGAGGTGGCTCGTTGTTCTTACTCGGGACTGCTGGCGATTACATGGGAGAAAACTTCTGGTATCAGGTAGTTGTTTCTCCCAATCATTTAGGATGGAGTTTTCATACCTGGGAGGGCAAGGACAATCCACATATGACGCTGGCCAAGGAGATGGAGGACGAGGACTTTCTCAAGATGTATGGGCCCGAGTACAAAGAATTAGACTGGTATAAGCAACAATATCTAAACCAATGGATCAGCTCAGGCAAACGTATGGTGTATCAGTATAGCACCAGGAACGTGTTAGGCTCGCCCGAGTGTGTTACCTCGTTGCCGCCTGCTAATTACTTCGAGAGAGCTGCTGGGGCCTGTTATGGCCTGGGAATGGACTGGGGCTTTTCGCCCGACCCTATGGCTTTCATCGTAGTATGCTACAATACTCGCTATGATAACAAGATGTATATTATCTCGGAACATAAACAAAACGAGATGTATCCAGTAGATATCTATAATTACATTAAGTTATTGGATGGTAAGTATCATTTCTCTTTCATGGTGGCTGATGCTGGCGCCCAAGCCAAAGCCCAAGTATCTGATCTCAATACCAACTATGGATTGCATATCGAGACTGCTGACAAAGCAGGTAAGTTAGCACACATCAATACTTTCAATGGCGATCTTCGATCTGGCAGCATTTTAGTTTCCCAGGATTGTAAGCAGTTAGTCAATGAGTGGTCCAATTTGATTTGGGATCCAATCTCGCTCAATACTCGCAACACTCGCGAGGAAAAGGCTGGATTGCCTAATGACTTATGTCTCGTGGCTGGCACCAAAATCCAAACTATTAATGGACCTAAAAACATCGAGGATATTATAGTTGGTGAACTGGTATTAACTTCCAGTGGCTATCAACCAGTGATTGCAGCCAATATGACTGGTATTCATCCCATCTGGGAATTACTAACGCGGAAAGGTAAAATGTTACGTGGGAATGCTAATCATCCTATTTTTGTGGATGGCGAATACTTTCCTCTATGCGAACTAAAAACAGGCGATATATTGACATGTATAGAACAGCAACAGGAGCACACATGTCAAACAATGGAAAATCAATTACCCTCAAACACAATGGAATTACCTATCGGCGGTATCCCGAGTCAGAACATAGATCGCATCGCGTCTACTGGAGCAGCGAGCACATCTATGGCTCTGAAACCAGATATTTACATCGCACCATTTATGCTAAACATTATGGCCCCATTCCTGATGGCTATCATGTTCATCACATTGATGAAAACCCACTTAATAATGATCCCATTAATTTGCAGCTTATTAGTGCCGCTGATCATGCTCGTTTGCATGGGCTGGAACGCTGGCAGAACCCAGACTACCGAGAAGCAGCATTACAACAGCTGGCATCGATTAATGATTTGGCTAAGGAATGGCATAACTCACCCGAAGGCCTGGAATGGCATAAGCAACATGGCAAGGAATGTTGGGAAGGTAAAGAAGCCATTTATCCACATACTTGCCAGGTATGTCAGCAAGTTTTCCATACTCGGACCAAAGAAGCCAATGTCTGTTCCAACAAGTGTTTTGCCAAGCAACGACGAGATAGTGGCATTGACAATGAAACACGAATCTGCCCAGTCTGCCAACAAGAGTTCTCGGTCAATAAGTATAGTAAAACAATACGATGCAGTCGAAAGTGTCTCTACAATCGGAATAAGCCTGCCAGTCTATAATCTCACTGTGGCAAATCAACACAATTATTATGCTAATGGTGTTCTCTGTCATAACTGCGATGCTACCTTATATGCTCATTTCTATTGTCGGCACAATTGGTTCAAGGCTAAACCTGCACCAATATCAATGTCAGACCAGTTTACCCAAACTATTCTGAAAGGTGAACAAAAACTAACTGCATTTAATCGATTAGAGCAAGGTAAGAAACGTTTTAGTCCATATAACATCAAACCTACATATCGCTAATAGGACATACTAACAATGACTACATCACAAGAATTACAATCTATTCTGCAACTCTGTAAAGACTATGAGCTTTCCTCGGTCAAGTTAGAAATGGGCGATCTGAAATTGGAATGCCAGTTTCGCAGTTCCGCGCCATCTAATATCCTAACCAAGAAACCTGTACTTAACTTTCCTGATGCTAAATACAACGCAGCATTGCAATCAGAGATAACTGCGGATGAGTTAGCCGAGTTAGGCTTCGTAGGTGTAGCACCACAAGAAAAGAAATCACGTAAGGAATCAGTATAATGGCTAAACAAAAGAAGTATGTCAAAACCAATTCTGATTTCCTGGGCACCAAAGCCAGTGATCGTCGTCGGGTACCACCTCCTGGTAAAACCTTGGAAGACGTGGAATGGAAACGATGGTGGCTACAACCCAAAGACAAAATTGGTAATGCCACCGAGACCATCATTATGAAGATCGAGATGGAACAATCTCTGCGTTATACCTCATTTGTCAATTGGGCCCGACTCTATGGCAATTGGGAAGCTCAATCCTGGGGCGCTAATCTACTCAATAACACCAATCAAGATTCTAACAATGATCAATGTTTGCGACTCAATCTCATTCAATCGGTCATTGACGCTGCTGCTGCCAAGATTGCTAAGGATCAACCTCAACCATACTTCATTACCACTGGGGCCAAATCTTATTTCGATAAACTCAAAGCTGAAAAGATGACCAAGTATGTCAAAGGTGTCTTTCAGAAATGCAAGGTATATGAGAAAGCAATTAGTCAATTTAGAGATGCAGAGATCTATGGCACTGGCGCGCTACATTTTTACGATCTCAACGATGAGGTCCAATGCGATTGGGTTCCTACCTTCGAGCTTCGTGTGGCAGACTACGATGGCATGAACAAAGATCCTCGTTCTATGCATCGAGTTAGGATGATCTCTAAAGAACAACTCAAAGTTAGATTTGATTCAGAAGAACAACAACAATTGATTGAAGAAATCTCTACCAATCCTACTAATCGCCTAAGAGATTTCCAAAACATTGTGGATATGGTTCGCATCAAGGAAAGCTGGCATCTACCCTCCAAGGAAGGTGCCGATGATGGTGTATATGCAGTCACCATCAACGATAAGTGCCTACTGAGAGAAAAATATGATCTTCCAATCTTTCCCATAGTTATCTTTCGTTGGTATGATCGTCCTCTAGGCTTCTATGGGCGTTCAGTGACCGAGGAAGTATATTCAGTCCAGATGTCCTTGGATGAATTACTCAACACTGCTTCTCAATCTTACAATTTGATGGGTATTCCTATTTGGTTCGTGCCAGATGGTGCCCAAGTGCCAGAAGATCATATTATGAGTAATTTTATTGCTCGACTTATCTCTTATCGTGGCGATAAACCTCCTACTCCGATGACACCTGAACCCTTACCATCTTCTTTTTTCGAGTGGGTGGGTCAACATATTCAATGGGTATTCCAGATTGTTGGATTGTCTCAAACCTCTGCCACCTCACAAAATCAGTTAGGTCCCAATGCCTCGGGAGCTGCCCTACGTGAGATGATCGATATTGAAACTTCACGTTTTGCTCAAGTATCCACTTCTTGGGAACAAAACTTCGTCAAATGTGCCCATGTCGTAGTGGCTATCACCAAACGTTTATCTGCCAAGAAAGATATCAAAGTAGAGTATACTGAACGCAAACAAATCAACATTCTTTCTTGGAAGGATGTGGAGATCGATTCTTATCGGATTGACTGCGACCCAGTTTCGCAACTCCCCGATTCAGTGGCTGGGCGCATTCAGACTGTGCAGGATTATATCGATCGTCAATGGATCAGCCAAGAACGCGGTATGGAACTGCTCAATCTGGATCCTGACTTGCAACAAGAAGTCAATATTCAGACTTCTTCCTTACGTCGATGTGAAATGATCCTATCAGAAATGGTGGAGAATGGTATTCCTTATCAACCTGAACCATATATGATCAATCTTCCACAACTGCAGAAAGTGTCTCAAGGCGTCTATAATATGTTAGCGCTAGATGGTTGTCCCGAAGATCGTCTCCAGCTAGTACGTAATTGGATCAATGCTCTAATAGCTCTGCAAACTCCTAATCCATTGCAACAGACTCAGCCTCAAGCTGCTCTCGCTCCTCAAACCGCACCTGCTGGCGCTCCCGCACCCTTACCGCCAGGCACACAACCGCAAGTTCAACCATCCGCACCATAAGGTCAAACCATGCCTGTTATTAATCGTCATCAATCAGTTGGCAACATTTCCAATCGTAAAACCTATTCTATGGACAAAGCTTCCTATGGAGAATCCAAAGAAACATTGGAATCTGAACGAGTTCCCAATACCGAAGTAAAAGAGTCCGAAATAGTAGCACAAGTTCAAGAAAAAGTCGCTGAAGCTAATTTAGAAGATGTTCGAGCTACTAAACGAGCAGAGTTCTCGGCATTGGAGAAAGCTCGTAAGCTGGAATCCACTGCCAAGGAAAAACTACGTAAAGCAGAATCTATTGCAGCAGCTCATCAGTCTGGTGATTTAGATCAAATTGCCAAAGCTCACGATATGTCAACTACTGACTATGTGCGCTGGGTTAATGCCAAAGCTATTGGTGCACCTACTGAAAAAACTCCAACACCTGCTGAACAAGTGGCAGCTAATGCCAAGAAGTGGCAAGAAAAGATTGATAAAGACGTTCAAGAATTAAAAATAGCTAAAAATGTTAATGATAAAATGTCATATATCAACAAGAATATTCTTCCTCATCTGATCAAATCACCAGAGGAATATGAGTTCATTCACGATAAAGGTATTGATCAAGTATCTGATATTGTTTATGATTTTATGAATCAACACTTCCTGGAATCAGGAGAAGAATTAGATCCTGTTGAACTTATCAAATCTTTGGAAGATCAATATTGCGAAGATTTTCGACAAGACCTCAAAATCAAAGAAGAAAAGAAGCTTAAGTTCAAGAAATTATCTACTCCCACTGAAACCAAGACCGAATCAGCTCCCACAGGTCCAGCCAAGACAATTGGTGCGGCTCGTAGTGTGTCCCATCCGACAGTTTCAGAAGCAGATATACTATCTGGGATCAATGGCGGTGCAATAGACGAGGATGCTTTGGCCAAGAAAGCACCATCTAACCTAGTGGCAGGCGCTTCCAGAGGTAATGCTCCCGCCATTAAACAAGCTATTATGACAGGTGGTACCACTCCTAAGAGCAGTAAATATTCTCGTGAAGCACGTCTAGCAGCCTTAGCTAAATCAAGAGAATAATAAATAAGGTAATAATTTCATATCCTAATTGCAACGTATCTTTTATCAACTGATAATACTGAACTAGAATCTACCGAACTTATTGATTCCTTGTTATTGAGAAAAAAGACAAAGTACTCGCCCATCTGGGCGCCAACAATCTTTTATTTCTAACAAAAGGAAAATTACATGAGTTCAGGAAACACCGAGTCCTCAATTTTAGGGATTCTCAAAAATTATTACCGAGATGGTGGTGCAATCAACACCACATATGAAATGCACGTTCTTTGGGCGATGATGATCAAGAAACGTGGCGTTCCCAACGTTACAGGTTCACAATTCGTCCATTCAGTGGTCTATGCAGACAGCTCGGGCGATGCCTCAGGCGGGATTACAGCTGCTAATACCGCAAACAACCCTACAGCTGTTCAAGGTTTCAACTACGCACAAACAGCAGGTCAAAACACAGGTTTTCAATCTGTTCAATTCTTGACGCAACGTGTGCAAAACTTGAAGGACTTCTCGATTAGCACTGAAGCTATGTTGTCTTCGGAAGGTAATCGAGGCGCTTTCGAGTCAGCAGTAACCTTGCAATCAGATCTAGCTTTGCGCAAACTTGCTCAACGCCAAGATATCTTCATGCATGGTACTGGCACAGGTCAACTCTCGCAAATCAACAGCACTGACACTATTGCTTCTAGCACATTGAAACTAGCTTATGTCAAGGACGCAGTCAAGTTTGCTCCTGGTATGGAGCTTGATCTTTGTGCAGTGGCTTCGGGTGGCGCTCCTCGGCAGTATGGTAGTGCTGGACATGGTCTCTATGTCCAATCAGTTGATAAAACAGCAGGTACGCTTACAGTTGGCGTTTCGCAAACACCAGGTGCGGCACTCTGTAATGTCAATGATTCTGTCAATGGTATTCCAGGCGCAACAGTTGGCGATTATATCTTCGCTCGTACTGACTATAACAACGTTATGCAAGGTGTTGAAGCATGGATTCCCTACAATGGGCCCACTTCCACTCTCTTCAACAACGTCAATCGTACTCTTGGCGATGTCCAGGCACTAGCTGGTTCATGGCAAGATGCGACACTAAAATCAGTCGAAGACTATATGATTGATGCCACTGTTCAGCAAGCCTTCGTTGCTAACAAACAAATCAGCCACTTCGTGATCCCCTGGGGTCAATATGGTCAGCTGATGAAATCAGGCACTGCTCGTGAACCCATTATCCAAGAAACAGATCTCGCGGTCTCGTTCGATGGTGTTGAGGTTCTTACACCAACAGGTCCAGTCGTAGTTCTACCTTCTCGTAACTGCCCACTCAACCGAGTGTATGGTATCGACTTGGAGAGCTTCGAGTATACCCATCTCGCCGATCCTATCAAACTATGGGATTACGATGGTATGGGCGGACTACGTCAGCCACTTGATGATGGTATGGAGTTCAGGTTCTTCTCGTATGGTAACTTGGTTTGCCATCAACCTCAAAATAATATTACCCTCGCTGTTCAACCTATATAACAGGAACTTTCTGAAAATCTAGGCTGAACTACCAAACTGGTAATAAGCTGATATATAGCGTATAGGAGGTGCTCCATGCACGACACTATACGCTATATTTATTTAATAACAAATCTAACAAACTCGATGGTTTACATAGGTCAAACTGTAGACGCTCAAAAACGTAGATCACAACATAAAAGTAAATCTGAAAATAAACATCTTCGCAACGCCATCGCACTTTATGGTTGGCATCAATTTACATTTGAGATTATTGATTTTGCTTTCAATAAGGCTCAAGCTAATTGTATAGAAGATTGTTTAATAATTTATCACGATGCTAGAAATCCAAATAAAGGATACAATGTAAAACCTGGTGGTAATTCTTGGGACGATGCTTATCGCCTCGAACGTTCCATCGCTATGACAGGAGAACTTAACCCATTTTTCGGGCAAACTCATACTGACGAACAAAAAGCTATCTGGTCAGAAACTCGCACAGGAATGACAAGTCCTAACAAAGGTAAACAGTGCACACCACAACAATTAGAACAATTGCGATTAGCTGGTGAAAAAGGTAGGGCATGCCGAATATATCAACCACATACCGAATCTACCAAAGCTAAAATCTCTCAATCTAAAATAGGTACACCAGGACCTAATCTTGGTAAAACTTTTTCCGAGGATCATAAAGCTAAACTATCAGCAGCTAAATTAGGTAAACCTCGCAAACCATTTACACCTGAAACTATTGAAAAAATACGAGCGGCGGCTATATTGCGAGAAGCTAATAAGAAACTGCCAATATTCTAATATCTATTCGTGGTCATTTATGACCTTATCCAATCGACGTAACGTGCGGATGTTTTGACAAACTAATAGATAGACGTAACTATCTAAACAAAGGAAAATGACATGGCTCGATTAAAAGGTACCAACGTAGCAAATACGACAGTCTTTGGGCATCAACACGAAGATGGCTATTGGCTAGCAGATGGTTATAATGGTCATACAGTAGTTAGTCTTGAATTGGTTACAGTATTTGCTTCGGTCAATCGCACTGGCACAGGTCTATGGCAGGCAGTTTTGCTAGAAGCTTATCCTTGTAATCTC